CAATTTGGTGTCGAACCAATGAGTCTTGGTCCAGGATATGGATTTGCAGTAGATAATAAAATATCAATACATTCTTCACAGGATAGTCCATATGTTGATCAATATGCAAGAACACCTACTATGATAAATAACCTTCTAAACATCGTTAAAAATGCTTATAAGACAGGTAATTATTATGCAGTGAACAAATTGGATTACTTTATAGAAGATTTAGATAAATATACTGAATTTAAAATATTAAGACTTGTTAGAAATAATAGCCTTAATTTAGATATTTATATTTCGTTTGTTTTTGATGATAGAGAATTTTTTGGTGTTTATAAAAATTTCAACACTATACAAAGAACTGAATTGAAAACCGATTTATTTACAGATCCAGAATATAGATATATAGATAATACATATAAATTAAAATTGAATAATTATTTCTGTAAAGTTTTAGAAAAATGGTTTAGACCTAAAAAAGGTGAGTATAAATCTCTAAAAGATGTATCTGTTAAAAATGAATATGGTAATATAATAACAATACCTATTAATAGATTAATAAGTGTTATAAATTCTTTTGATGATAAAGATAATAATGCATATGTTACAATAAAACATAAAGATAAAAAATATACATTAAATAAGAATGATTATTATTTCTTTAATTATTGGTTCGAACCTGTAGACTAAAATAATCCAATATCATTCATATTGAAATATTCTTCATATTTTTCTTCAATTTCTGGATGAATTTTAATATCCTTCATCAATTCAACATATTCTGGTACATTTGTCATGATACAATTTTGAATATTTATATCTTCAAATAATTTTTTATTTATATCAAAACAATTACCTCGCCATGAATTATAACTAATTATACTTAAATCTGTTCTTAGTTCTATTAATTTTTTAATAATAAATGAATTGTATTTTGATTTATTATAACATAATACCATTAATGCTGTTTCATTTGTTTTATCAACTATATTAACATCAATACCACTATTTATTAATCTCAAAAATGTTGTGTTTGAAATATTATAAAAAATAGCAGTTCTACCATTTTTATCTCTACTATTTACATCAAAACCATTTTTCAACATTTTTTTAATTGTTGATGTATCATCTTTTCTAATGGCACCAAACCAATTTCTTGCATCTTGATCAATTTTTATCATATCTATATGTTTTATAATACAAATATAAAGCAAAATAAACCATTATACAAATATTTTAATATCTATTTTTACTTAAATTTTCTTCAGCCCATAATGGTTGTAAATTTTCTAATGAACACACTATCTTTATATCAGTATCTTTATCAAAATTAGATACCGCCTTTATATGATCAATATGCCATTCACCATGATTTTCCCAATTCATACCTTTACAAAATTGTTTCTCTATATGATTCTTCAATTCATCCGCACTATAACCTAATTCATCAACCGTATGATCAGATTTATTTGTACCCATCCTTTTCAATGTACTATATAATACAGACCGCCATGCGATTATATGTGGATTTTTTCTTCTGTACTTTATTTGATTATTTTTATTTATTTCTGGATTATTTTTAATATAATTCTTACCATAATCTGGATTATTTTTACGATATTCTTTTTTCTTCTTTAATATTTCTTCACGATTTTCAATATGATATTCCTTTTTTCTTTCTAATATAATTTCTCTTTTTTGTTCATATCTAACCTTATCATATTCACTTCTTTTTTCTTTATCTAAATATTTTAATTTTATTACTTTAACACATTCTTTGCACTCATTTCTAGTACCATCAGATGTTCCTTTCTTTTTGTGAAATTCTGTTATATTTTTCAATTCACCACAAATTCTACATATCTTTTCCATAATTGTTATTTATTTTCCTTATTATATAATCTTTTCTTCTCAAAGTCTAAATTATTTTAAAAAAAAGATGCATTTCTGTATCTTTTTTTTTGTAAGTGTTTTTGTATCAATGATTTAGTAGTAGTAATCTTCCCAATAATCTGCGGTAAATGTTGCTGAAAATGGTCCCATTGCATCAGAAGATGACCAATCCATTTCTTCCCATCCTGTGAATGTGCCTAATTGGCAATTGTGATAAGTAACACGTCTAATTACGTGACCTTCTTTATCATGTGCATGAACGATTATATCAGCGATACAATTTTTCTTATAGTGTAATGAACCATCTTCATTATTCCATAAAAGGTCGTACCAATCTTTTAATATTCTAAATACAGGAACTCTATATTGATCACCACCAGCATTTACAACTTCGTTAAGGTTGAATGTTATTCCAACTTCTGTTGATGTTGATTCTGGCATTTTCATATATTTTCTTGTACTATATTTGAATCTTTGTTCAATTGAAGCTAATGCTGGATAAGTTGGAAACTTAACTGAAACACTATTTTCTAAAAAAACTGTAGATGCATTAGGGTGTAAACTAGTTAAAACTCCAGGCAAAACGATAGTTACTTCATATAAATTTTTATATATGACTTCATCGAAATTCTTTGCCGTGTCTAAGTTTGTAAAATGTGGTAATGGCATAGTATTATTTATTATTTTTTTATTTAATTTATATATTAAATTGTATTATTCATTTTTTATACATTATATATAAAATATTAAATCTTCATTTTTGGTATATTTTGATCATAAAAAAAGTCTGAAATTTAATATTTCAGACTTTTTTTATTTATTATTATTATTTATAGATTATAAAAATCCACCTGATTCGATATCACCTTTTTTCAATATTGTTATATTGTTTACAATTACACCCATACCTTTTATTATTTCTATATAAGTATCAAGAACACCCATTTGTAAATCTATTATATAATTTGTATTGTTTGTTTCGTCAATAACATTTTTATAATTATAAAGAGCATCACCTAATTGCATTGTTTTACAAATTTTATCAGCTTTATATTTTATTTCTGCTCTTACTTCTGGTGTATTGAATTTCCATTGGTATCTTAATAACATATCATATAATTGGTTTTCAAGTTCGATAAGAACTTCTCTTGAATGTATTATACTTAATGAACTATATGGGAAAACTTTAGCAGTTGATTCAGAATTTATACAGAAACCAGCATTAAGTTTTTTAACGATTGGATTTGCACCCATTGCGTATAAATCTTCTAATTGGTCATCATTGAAATCAATTTCTGTATCACCTATACCATTAACTCTACCTGTTGTTATACCAGCTGCAATTGTCCATGGTTTTATACCACCTTGTGTTGTTAAGAACTTACTCATATAAGTAGTTGCTGCAAATGATGATGGTGGGAAAGACAATGTTGTTCCATTATCATTTATTGTTAAATAAGGGAAGAAATATCCTACACAAGTAGCACCTACACCTGTACCAAAAGTGTATAAATAAGCTGGTGATTTACTTAAATCACCACCTTCTTTAAGGTAAGATGTATTTAATGTAGCATCATCATTTATAAAACTTGGACTATCTGATTTTTTTAATTGTTTAACACTAGGCATATTTATGAAACCTAAACAATTCATTTTAATACCACAAAGGTCAACTAATTGTTGTTTAGAATTTGATACAAGTCCAAGTCCAAAAGAATCTATTAAATATCTCCAAGATATTTTATTTTTGTTTGTTAATCCTTTTGTAAGATTTGTTGTTGAACCTATAACATCTAATATACTACTTATTCTTGATTCAGCAGCAGAATAGTTAGTTAATGGTAATGGTATAGAATCGTTCGACATTTTGAATGGTGCCAATTCAATACCTTTGTATGTAGATACATATATATCTATTGATGGAAACAATGCTGTTGAATAATCATATCCACCACCTACTTTAGTGATAGTTTTTATAGCAATTGGTCCATCAGTTTTAATGATTTTGTTATTTATATTAGATGTATCTGGTAATGTTTGTATAACTCTTACTAATTTTCTTGTTCCACCAGTAACACTATCATAATAACCTTCTAAGAAAGAACCTTTCATTACTTCAGAATATCTTGTTTTATCTATTGATATTTGGTAAATATTATTTGTTGCTAATTTTGTTTCATCTAATGATTCTATTTCTACTGTTTGTGAGTAGTTTGAATTTTTAGAAGATATTATTAATTGAGAACCATATAATGTTGTGAAATTTTCAATAGAGTCTCCTGTATCACCATCAACATTAACGATATCAACATATAAATCTGTTCCTTGGAACCACATTTTCAAGTATTCAATTGTAGAACCTGTATCATTACCAAGATAAAAATTATCACCATTATTAATCATACCATTATAGTAATCAAGATACATTTGAGAATATTTACCAACAATACCATAACCTGAACCATCAATCATATCGATTGGTTCTAATGTTGTAATTAATTTATTTGTCGCAACATCACTAATCATGAATTCGTTATCTACATAATATAATAATATTTCATCTACTGCACCAGTTTGATAATAATTTGTTGGTGTATCTAATGCGATAGTTATGAATGCTGATTGAGTTGATGAATAATCACCAGAACCAAACATACTTGATGTTACTGGTAGTTTATTACCATTAGTTATATTTATAATAACACCTTTATAATCATTCATAGCATTTTCTACTTCGTTGTATGCTTGTCTTGATCTAATTAAATTATAATTTTTATTATCTGTTGTTCCAGATGTATTATTGAATGTTATAATTAAACCATCAGCATCAGTTGAACAAACTATATTTAATGGTACATAACCATTTGTTGATAATGATACTGGTGTATATGTACTATTTATAACAATTTTTTGTGATGTTACACCACTAGCAGGACCTGTTGTCAATTCAGTTTTAGAATTAACATAACCTAAAATGATATAATCGGATGGTATTAAATTGAAACTTGGTTTAACAGCAGAACCAGCATTTGCTTGTGTTCCTTTTAATATATTAACAATAGCATTATCACCTTTTGATAAATATAAAACATCATATCTTTCAACATATGTTGTTACACCTTCTGATGAAAAACTCATAGTTAAAGGATCTATATTAATACTAGTTTCGCCAGTATTAAATGAATATGTTGCACCATCTATATTAAAGAATGGATTAGCACCAAATGTTAAATCAATATTTGTTTTCATTATATACATAGTACCACCAAAATCTGATACATTTGTTAATGTGAGTGATACACCACCTTTAGTATCTGATATACTAATCATATTATTATTCATACCTGGTGTTGACACTATATAATATGGTTTGTATGCAATTATATCACCAGCATCTGATGATTCTGTAAAATATACAATATCATTAATAGCAAATGGTGATTGTGGATCAAATTCATCATCTGGTGAACCACCATTCAAACCAACTACTAAAGTACCACCACTAACAATTTCTTGAACACTCCATAATGTAGTATTTATGTCACCGATATTAGTATTGTTTATATAACCATTTGTTTTATCACCTTTTCTGTCGTGTCCAGATATATAATTAAATTCTAAATCAAAATTACCAAAAACATTACCATTATTATTTAAATTTTGTAAATCATATGTAATAGTTTCCATTATATTTTCTTTATATGATAAGAAATCAATAGTTGTTTTATCTTCACCAACCATAGTAGTTCCAATGATATCTAATTTATCTGTTGGATAATCAGAATCTAATAAAATTGATTCATCAAATGAACAAAATAATCCTGTTTTATCTGTATCAGCATTAATAAGTGCTTTTATATACATGTTTCTATTATTCAAATCTTTGAAATATGGCATTAAAGATGCATCATAATAACCTAATACATTTACATTAGTTTCATTAAGAAAATCTTCAACTTTTGTTTTTATTAAACCAGTCGAATCAAAATATTTTGACCATTTAGAATCAACAGATAATGTATTATAATCTGACCAATTACCTTCTAATACTACGACTGTTATTATATAATCAGATATATAATCTTTTGGATGTATATATGCTGGTACTTTCATAGCACCACCAAACCAATCTTCAGCAGATACATCAAATCCAGTTGTTTTTGATTTGAACATAAATGTAGTTATTGTTTTATCACCCATATTTGTTAAATTTAATAAACCTTCTGGTGTAGATTCAGCATTTACATAATCTAAAAATGATTCATCATCACGTTTCCAGAAATCTTGTCTATTGAAAACTCTAGAATATGGCATATTTGTTTTTATTCCACTATTGTCATATAATGATGCTAATGAAATTGTTTCCCAATTAAGAAAATCTCTATCATCATTAGTTGATAATAAATTAAGTGCCCATATTGGACCACTTTCTAACATTTTCAAACATGTTCTGTGAAAATATGATGCTCTTCTTTCGAGTCCTCTATCTACATCACCGAATATTTTAATGAAATCTGTCTTATTTGTAACATAAGTTGGATTGTTAATTGGTCCTTTTTTAGAGAACCCTGGTACTAAATTGATTAATACGTCTTGAACTGGTAGTTCTACAACAGATGAATCGATTTCATTTATGAAGATACCAGGTCTTCTGTATTTTCCTAAGTCTTTATCTTGAACAGGCATAATAATTTGATTATTTTTTTTATTTCTTATCATTATATATTAAATAAAAAAACTAATTTTTTGTGATTTTTTATTTATGTATAATAATAAAATAATATATATTTCATGTATTTTTTTTTACATTAGTATATATTAAATAAAAAAATATAATAATATTAAAGTATGTCTTTTAAGTAATTTCTGAATATTAATCCTACTTCTTCTTTGTATTCTGTTGGGAATATTATAGAATCATGTACTGTAAATAACCGAATGTTTGGGAATTTTTCATGAATTTTTGATATTATATTACCAAATATGAAATCACTCTCAAGTCTTTGTAGTTTGTGACTCAATTCTTTATAATTGTCTTTTTTATATTCTTTCATGAATTTATAAATATCTGGAAAAATACCTTTGAAAATTTTTGATTCTATTTTGTTATCTATATTTTTACCAAATATAACCTTATATATCATAACTTTAACTTCATCTCTTGTTTTATATAATTCAGGATGTTTATCAAGAATCATATCATATATCAAACCATTTTTAACAACATCAAAATAATATTTCATATTATCAGTAATATTTTGTCCCATTGTTTTTTTAATAAATATACCTAGAAAGAATGGTTGTGAATTTTTTATATCATATTCAGATAATTGTTTATTATCTATTGTTAGATAATTGTTTCTTATATATTTTTTCAAATTTGTAAAATTAGTATGTAATCTACCATATGAATCAAATTGATAATATAAATAACTACCATGTATACTTTCTATTGACATTAGATTCATAAAATATTTTTGTAAATCTATTCTATCACATTCTTTTTCATTATTTAACCAATCACAAGATTTGTTATAATCTATTTGCACATGATATAAATCGTCAACTAATTTTTTCCTGATTTCTTCTTTTATTGGTGAATCTTTTGATTGTGTGAAATTTTCGACTAAGAAATCTTTTTTGTGTTTTTTTAATAAGAATTTATCATATATTTTACATTTAGTGAATATAATATTTGTATCATTTATTTTATATGTTCTTGATTTTTTACCAGCATAGTAATTTGATATTAAAAATATAAATTTCTTTTCTAATAAATAACTTATATAATAATTATAAAATTTGCCATATTTTTTTCTAAGTATAGTAGAACATATATTACTACATAATTCATTTGTTAATGTATATTTTAATGAAAATTCATGTATAATATTAATTAAATAATCTGTCTTTAATTCCATTCCTTGAAAAATAATGGTTTTTGTTGTAGTCAAATAAATATAATCTTTTGGTATTAATTGAAATAGATAGTCTTCATTTAATTTACACATATTGATTTTTTAATTTTTCTTATTTTTATGAAAATATTAATGAAAAGTTTTGTTGTTTAATAAATAAACCATATATTTGTAAAATAAATAAATTAAATAAATAATCATTATGGCAAGAAAATCTTTTGGTATAGACAATGTATATAATAAAGAAGAAATCTTTAATATATTAGATAAATTAAAAATAACACAAGAAGGACAAAACATAATAACAAAATACGACAATAGACTTATTAGTAATGCGATAGTATCAGAACAATATGAAGTTTTTGATTTCCCAAATTTCGCAAAAGATGTCATCAATGAAGTAGAAAACTACTTTACTCCAGAAAAATACAAACTTAAAATAACACAAGGACAACAAGAATTAAGACTTATTGGTGAAGAAGTATTAATTAATGATGACGTTTTTAGTAAAATGTTTAATATTGTTAATTCAACAGATAAATCAAGAGCATTATCTATTAATGTTGGTTTAATGCGATTAGTTTGTTCGAATGGTATGGTGGTTAAAGTTGATGATGAATTTGAACAAGTACGAGTTAAACATTATAAAAATAAGTTACCAAATAAAGTAATACAATTTGTTGAAAATATAAGTAACTTTGATATAACTATCAATAAACAAACAGATATTTTAGAAAAAATTACTGGAAAAATGGTGTCATTCAAAGAAATTGCTAAAAAATTGCTTATTAATAAAGATGGCATTGTAACAAATCATGCATCAAATAGAATTAGAGTATTTGCGAAAAATATTCAAATATCAAAAACAGATTCGATAAAAAATTTAACTGGTGAACAAATATTCACATTAAATAATATACAAAAATACGTTTTAGATCAAACTTTTTCTGAATTGTCTGATATAAGTATGGATGCATATGTTGCGTTGAATTTGTATACTGAAATTTATAATAAATTAGATTCAACTATATTAAAAAGAGAAACTAATAGATTTTTAGATTTGATAAAATAAAAATATTAATAAAAATAATCATCATTTTAAATAAAAATATATGGCAGCAAAAAAGTCTATAAGTCTCAAACTTTTTGAAGGTTCTATTAAAGAATTCATTGAACAAATTGGTATTGGCGAAAAAAACTCCGTATATTTGAAAAAACAAAAAGGTTATACATTAAAAAAACTTTGGTGGGAGGACAAAGATAAATGGTTTTGTAACTGGGGAGAATGTAAGACAACAGATACAAATACGACAGATGTACCATGGATAATATCCAAAGATATTGAGCATCGCATAAATTTTTATGTAATGCAGGAAAATCTTTCTATGTATATCATAGAAAAAAAATAAATTTTAAGGCAATATGAATAAATTTGAAGTAGATTTTAAGAGCAGAACGGGCATTGAATTTAAAAAATTTTACAAAGAAAACAAACCAAAATTAGTATGGTATATTACTAAATGGACAAAATCGATTGAAGCAGCAGAAGACTTTGCTGAAGAAGCATTTATACAAGCATTAAAAAAGATAGATCTTTATCAAGGTGATAAATCACAAGCACATACTTGGTTGTATTCTATCGCAAATAACATAGTTAAGAAAAACTATGCAGATCAACAAAAATTACCATCAGTATCGATTGATAAGATTTTTAATGAAAATGCGAATGTTAAAATGTTTTTACCTTATAATGATAATAAAAAAGAAATAGAAAATTATCAAGAAATATGTAAGAAAGCAGAAATAATAAAAAATGCGATATATTCCTTACCAGATAAACACAATAAGTATAAAACTGTGTTGATTATGAGAGAAATAGAAAATTTTTCATATGATGAAATTTCTGATTATTTAAAACTTAATTTATCTACTGTGAAATCACAAATAAGAAAAGGTAGAGAAATAATTAAGAAAAAGGTTGAAAACCAGATAAAAATAATAGATGATCAAGGATTATATTAAATGTAATAAAAAGAGTGGTGGAATAACTTTATATTGATGTGGTTATTGATATAGAGACCAAGCTTAAGCAAACACACTTGACCATTTGCATTATGAATGCCCATTTTTTTAATGGGCATTCATATTTTTATACCAATATATTTGTATTTTTAATGTTTTTGTATTATATTTGTATATAAATAAAAAATGAAAATGGAATTCGAAGATAAATTTAAAATTGGATATAATGAGTATCTAAAATTACCAAATGCGGAATGTAGTGGTGTAAATAGAAATGCGGAAATGTATACTAAACATTGGTGTTATTTTACTGGTAGGTCATTTATACATCCACATCCAAATAGATACTACACTTTTTTAGAATTTATCTATTGGTGTGGCAAAAATGAAGAATTGTATGAAAGATTTATTAAATCTCTTAATAATTAAATCATGGAAACAATTAATTTATCTGAATTAGGCATAAACAAACAAGTATTGAAAAGAAAGTTTGAAAATGATGGATATGATGACGATTATATCAAAAGTCTATTAGAATCAAGAACAACGACTTATAAAATTAAAGATGCCAAGAAATTGATATCGATATTATATAATGAGTGTGATAAAGAAAAATTCTATTCAAAAGAACCATTGTCATCATATTATGCGAAAAAGAATAAAGAAAAATTTGATATGTATAATGATTTATTAGAATTGAGTCAAAAAAATGATACACAATCTATATTAACAAAGGATATAAAAAATCTTGTATCTTATACAGAAAATAATATATTATCATATGATGAATTATTTGAAAATTTCACAAAAATTTCACATAAGTATCATTTGAGTATAAATCAAATAGAAAAAATGTTTTATAACGAAAATAAGTTTTAATTTTTAATATATAGTATATTATAGTTTTGAAAAAAAAACTTAAAAAATAATATACTATAATGTTAAAAAAATTTAGTAATTTTTCTGAAAATGAACAAATATCAGAAAACTTAAATATTGGAAATAATATACCAGAAGATAAAAATTTACCAGAACCATTAGGTATGGTATCTAAAAATTATTTATCTAATTCATTAAATAGACAAACTTTTACTAAAGATGATTTAAAAGATGCATTTTCATATTATGCATTTTCATCAATTAGTCAACAACCATATAGTGAAGAAGAATTAGAAGAACAATTCAATGTATGGTTTGATGAAAAATACAATACAAAAAATATTACAGAATCTGCACAACTTTATCCAGATGGATGGAAAGAATTAGATGGTGTGTTTATGGGACCTGATGCATTTAAAGGATTAGATGAGTTTAATGCAAAACATAAAGCAGAAAATCAATCGGAAGACAAAATCTACTCTATAAAAAATGAATTAGAAAATAAATATTCTACAAATGAAGCAATAGAATCCATTTCTATTGAAGATGATGAAGAAGGAAAATTCATACAATTTAATATCAAATGTGAAACAGATATTGAAGGAACATCAATGGAATATAATGGTTATAGACTAAAATATAATCATATCTGTGAAATAAATAATAATGATAAAGATGATGAAATTATAATAACAGAAAATTATAAAAAAAATACATTTGGTATATAATGAGATTATTATCATATAAATTATTTGAAAATTATTCACCATATAATTATTATAAAATGATGATTGATTTAGATAAAGAAAATATTATCAAATATAAAAATTCTAATTATCCAGTATTGAATATGATGGTTGATCCATTGCCAAATTATGCGAAAGAAAGAACATTTCTTAATAGTTTAGTGAATAAAATGGGAAATAATAAAATTTCATTTAATCAATATGTTAAACCAAAGGTTTTGAAATTACAAAATATGAATCAAAGTATTAGAGAAAATTTAATGTTATCTGATGAACCAAGATTATTGTCAAAAGAAACATTGCAATATTTATATAATAATAGAGAATTGATATATACCGAAGATATCATGAATAATATATTTAAAAAATTATTTATAATTAGTGTAACATCACTTATAGCCGAAAGAAGTATGATAGAATTTTTAGAAATTAATGGATATAATATATTAAAAACATCATCAGATGATGATATTTTCAAAGGCATAGATATAACAGCAACTAAGGGTGAATCTAAATTGACATTTCAAGTAAAAAGTGTATTATATGATAATAATATTAAAATAATTGATAATAATGAATATATAGATATAAATACATCATTAGATTTATCACATACAGTAGATTTGAAATATGATTATATATCATTTGTTACACCAGATAGAATAATAACTGCTCCTAGAAAAAATTTAATTATTACTAAAAAAAATGGTGGTTTTACAATAAAATCTGGTAATATACAATCAAGAAATTATAAAACAAATTATTCAGATAAAAAAACAAATACATTTCTTGATGATGTGTTTCTAAAATAAAATAAAAAAAATGATAAAAAAATTTAATATATTTATAAATGAGAATTATATGATAAACGAAAATAGAGTTATCAATTTTGATGATACATATAATAATTTTGTTGTAATGGTTGGTGCTCCAGGTGCAGGAAAATCATTCGTATCTAATAATTTAGTGAATTTGAAAGATTATAAATATATAAATGTTGATATAGAAAGAGTTAGAACAGCCAAAAAATTAGGATATGATATAAGTGATCCAGAACAAAATCTAGAATTATTAAATAAAACATACACAACATCTGATCCAAGAAATAGAACAATTAAACAATTGAAAGTATTATTAAAAAATCAAGATAAAAATAAAGATAAATCAAATATTGTATTTGATGCTGGTGGTGGACAAATAGAAGTAATGAATGATATTATAAAATTAGCAAAAGATGTTGGATATGATACAACAATGATTTCAGTAAAGACATCTTTAGAAACATCACTAAAAAGAAACAGAGAAAGAGAAAGAACATTAGATGATAATATGGTAATCGATTATTATAATAAAGTTAAAAATGTTTATGATGAATTATATAATATGTTTGATAATGTTTATGTAGTAACAAATGATAATGAGTATAATTTATCAAATAGACCAAATGATAGAATAAATAAAATAAAATGATAAGATTTGATTTTATTTTATATCCAAATATTTTATATTATTTCCAAGATGATATCGTTCTATATAAGATATTATCTAATGATAAAAATAAAAAACACATCATACCAGATCAAATAGGCAAATATATTGAAAATCATTTCAATAAAAAAAAATCTAAAATAAATAATTTTTTAAATTATATTATTCGACTAAATTCAAAATAAATATTTTATCAGTATACACATTTGCAATATTTTCTCTAACATCATCAAGATGTTTTGTTTTATCATCCCAATATTCAATAATATCAAAATATTCAACAACTGTTTTTAACCGATTTGATTTTAATCTGTCTTGATCCATAAATAAGTGAATATCAAATATTATTCCTTTTTCTTTTAATATTTCTATAATTCTTTCTTCTTGTTTTGTATTTCTATTTGTTAATATTGCTGTTTTATCACCATTTGATATTGCTTCAAAATATTTATTGACAACATGTTCTTTGAAATCAAAAGTTCTATTATATAAACTCTCTACAGTTTGCATTAATTCATCGTCTTCATCATATGGTAATTCTACTAATGTCTCATCAAAATCGAATACTGCTAATCTTTTCATAATCATTATATTTAATTTATACTATTAATTGAAGAACAAATATAAGGAAAAAATTATTAAAAGTCAATAGAATATAATATTTTTTCAATATTTTGATTATATTTAATTCGTATTAATCTGATATTATTTTTTTCACAAAATTTGTTTTTTATATCATCGTGTCTTTTTACAATTTCTAAGTTTTTTAATCCACCAAAATATATTATTGATTTGAAATGTTGCATACCATCATATTCTATACATACATTATAATCTGGTAAATAAAAATCAAAAGGTAATTTTTTATTATCAATACAATCATCAAATTTCTTTTGTCTTTCATATTTTATATTCATACTATCTAATAATAATGATATTTCTTTTTCACCTTTACTATCATTACACATTGGACAACCACTACCATTTATATGTGATGAACTTCTTTGTTCAAATACACCATGTTCAGGACATATTATTTCTACATTATTATTTGAATGTTTATAATCAACTAAACTATAATTATATTTATTACCATGTTTTAATATAGACAATTTTATAAAATCATCATTATTATATTTCATTTTTTTATTATAACATTTTTGGCAACCTTTACCTCTTAAATGACTATTTGGTGATTGTTCAAATATACCATGTTCTGGACATATTATTTTAACTTTTGTATAATTATTTATATATTCAACTAAACTATAATTATATTTATTACCATGTATAATCATACAATCTTTTATGAAATCTTTTGTATTTTTATTTAAACCAAAACAACGAGGACAACCCATACCTAATAAGTGTGATGATGGTTTTTGTTCAAATATACCATGTTCTGGACATATTATTTTTACTTTTATGTGTCCAGTAAAATAATCTACTAATGAATAATCGAATTTATTGTTATGTACAATAGTAGATTTTTCTATGAATTTTTCTCTTGTGTATAACTGATTATTAGCACAAATTGGACAACCACTTTTACTATTTGTATGATTATCTGGTCTTGTTTCAAATATACCATGTTCTGTACATATTATTTTTACTTTAGTTTTGTTATTTTTATAATCAACTAAACTATAATCATATTTATTATTATGAACAATTTTTGATTTTTTTATAAATTCATCTTTTGTTTTTAATTTTACACCTTTACAAATTGGGCAACATTGTCCCCTAAGATGATTAGCTGGTTCCATTTCAAATATACCATGTTCTGGACATATTATTTTTATTTTTATTCTAGAACCTTTATAATCAACTAAACTATAATCATATTTATTACCATGTTTATTGTGAGCTTTAATTAAGAATTTTTTCATAAACTTTTTTTATTGTTTTTCATATATATGTATATATTAAATATAAAAAGTCAAAAAATGTTAAATGACTTAGAATATAGAAATAAAAAAATAATAATATAAACATGTTAGTGGATTATGAATACAAAAATAAATGCTTGATCGCTAGTTACATAGATAAAGTTGGTAATATAAAGTTAAAATATTTTCCTTGGAGAAATCCAACAAAATATATTGCATGTAATGATGATGATCCAGAAAGACATGGTAAGTATACTACATGGGATGGTAAAGCAGTCAAAGAAATATATACAAAATATCCAAATAAATATTCAATATATGACTTTATTGATGCATTACCAACAGAAGAACAGGAAGAATTGTTAGAATATAATGAACCAAATATATTCTTTATAGATATTGAAACAGAAATATTAGATAGTAAACCACAACCACATTTGGCACCATCTAAAATATTATCTATTTCTATAGTACATAAAAACAAAGCTCTTGTTCTTGGTATAGATGAATTAACTAAATCTGAACAGAAATCAATAGAAGTTGACATAAATAATAATTATGGTAAACTATTTGATAGATCTTGGGAATTCAAATATATTCAATACAAAAGTGAATATGATATGTTGTTGAATTTTTTCAAAAATTTTGTTCCAAAAATGTCAGTTATGACAGGATGGAATTTTGTTGGACCAAAATCGTTTGACTGGGTGTTTCTTGTTAGTAGAGCAAGAAAATTAGGAATAGATCCAGCAGTATCATCTTTCACAAATAATCTAAGAGAGCCAAATAGAAATGATCCAAATGATTATACTGAAATGCCTGCACATAGAATAATTATTGATTATATGACTATTTTTAAAAAATGGGACCAATCGATAAAAGTAAAAGAATCTATTGCATTAGATTTTGTTGCCGAAAAAGTATTGGGTGTAAAAAAGGTTAATTATGAAGGTGATTTGAAGTATTTATATGCGAATGATAAAAAGAAGTTCTTATACTATAATGCTGTCGATAGTATATTAGTTCAAATGATACATGAAAAATCTAGACTTGCCGATATATTATATTCTATTGCAACATTATCTAGAACAACAGTAACATCTGCGACATCAACATTATCAATAACAGAAGGTATTTTAAGAAAGAAATTAAGAGATCAAAAAAATGTAGTTCTTGTTAAAAATGAACATACTAGTGCATCAGAAGATGTCGAAAAAGTTGCTGGAGGTTGGGTTAAAGAACCTATAAAAGGTATGTCATCTTGGACTTGTTGTTTTGACTTTGCATCACTTTATCCTACAACAATGAGACAATTTAATATTTCAGCAGATTCATATAAAGGTCAAAAAATAAAAGGAAAAGAAGCTGCAATGTTTCATGGTCATCAAATAGATTTATTAGTAGATGATATTATAACAAAAAATGGTTCAGTATTTAAGAATGAAGAAGGTGTTGTAACACAAGTAATGGCAAATATATATAAAGATAGAAAGAAATATAAAGGTATGATGATGAAAAAACATATTGAATTAGAAGAACTTAAAAAAGAACTTAAAGAACTAGAAAACGAATTATATTAATATATGTCAAAAATATATGACTTAGAAGATTATTGGTTAGATGATAATCTTTTTATTGAAATAATTAATTTGAATAGTAATGTTTATATATCTGAATTAGAAAAACCAAGATTATTATTATCAAGAATTAAAGTATTGATAAATGATTATGTTTCAGAATTTAATAAAAGTCCACATTTTTTATTTATAAACGAATTATTGGCTTATGATTTATCAAATAATCTAACATTTGAACAATCAAATTTCTACAAAAATTCAAATTCCATTAATTCTAAATGTTTTGGATATATTGAAAATATTGAAATATATTTTCATAATATTGAAAATACAAAATTTATATTAAGTAATGAATTTATATTTGATATGGATAATTTTATAAAAAAATATTATAGACAAAAAAAATTAAACACATTAGAATGAAAGAAATATATAATAAAATGGGTGAATTCTCAGTTAAAGTATTCAATAAAAACAATTCAATTGATCACATAAGGAAATTAAAAGATGAAGCAGATGAATTAATTAATGATCCATTAGATATAACAGAGTATGCTGATTGTTTTTTGTGTTTATTTGCATCTGCTTATAAAGCAGGATTTACTCATGATGAAATATTAAAAGCATGTGATGACAAATATCATATATTATTAAATAGGAAATGGGAAATATTACCAAATGGTATGTATCAACATATCAAATAAATTTTTTTATATATAGTCTATGAAAAAATACATAAACTATATAAAAGAATCTAAACAAGATAAATATGAAAAAATATTTATTTCTTTATCTCATTTAGATAAATTAGAAATAAAATTTGACTTTATTAGATATAAATATTATATTTTATATTTTTATAATGAATCCTGTTTATTTCAACAGGATAAAAAAAATAACTATTTTTTTATAAATTATGTTAAAATATGGTTAATTTTTGAAATGAAATTTAGTCTTGACTATGATGATATTCAATCTATTACTAAGGACCTGGTAGAAAGACATTTCAAATTAAAGGATACCACAACGAAATGTCGTTAATTGCAATCGTTGTTTCAGGTAGAAAGACATTTCAAATTAAAGGATACCACAACTGAAGCATTATTATAAATAAATAATCCATCGGTAGAAAGACATTTCAAATTAAAGGATACCACAACGTATTTTCTTGCTGTTAGTTTTATATCTGTGGTAGAAAGACATTTCAAATTAAAGGATACCACAACTCTGTCATTGCTTGAATAGAACCTTCGGCAGGTAGAAAGACATTTCAAATTAAAGGATACCACAACTTTTACAAACGAGTTGCTACCGATTTAAAAGGTAGAAAGACATTTCAAATTAAAGGATACCACAACGTTAAGCTATTGGTTGAACTTGATGGCTGAGTTAGAAAGACATTTCAAATTAAAGGATATTATCTATTAATATAATCATATATTTTATTATTATTTAAGAATTCTTTTCTCAATTTTTTAGTTTCCATTTTATTTTTACCCAATACATAAACATATTTGTGTTTTTTAATAGTTTTTCTAACTAGACAATCACTTAATTTTGATTTAGATGTATTTATTAAAATATTTTTTATATAATCTGGGATTAATTCCCATTTTATTGTATAATTATCCAACCATTCTTTTTTCCATTCTATGTTATTTTCTTTTGCTATTTTTTTATAAAAACTTTTCTTTCTAAAATTTCGACCAGAAGTCCAACCTATATTTGGATTACTCAAATCAAAATACAATTTATCACTGCCAAATTTTTGACCAATATAATAGAAATTACAAGCCTGATATATCGTACCTATTTCTTTAGCTTCAGTATCAGAATATGCAGAAAATATCCTAAATTGAGTGTTCTTTACCATCCATCTTAACGAAAACATCAATAATTTAGATGCCAAATTCTTTGGCGTCCATGATGCACAAGCACCTCTACTTATCAATTTTTCTATATCTTTTGTACTTTCTCCAAAAAAATTAGAAAAATTATTAGGTGTTGCTAATACAATAACACCAGATAAAATACCTTTATATGTTGCAATAAATCTGTGAGTAGGTCTATTTGGCATTTTACCTAACCATTCATATTTTTCTATAAATTTTTTGATATCATTACATAACAACTTTTTATCATCTGATACAATTTCAAACACAAAATCATCTATATTTACATCAGATATGTTGATATTATTGTGATTTAAAAATAATAAATCTTCTGTATATGTATTCAATCTTAAATCATATTGCCAACAATGATCTTTGTTATATGTGTCATGTTTTATCATATCATTGAAAATATCATAATTTTTATCTATTATAAAAATAAAATTATAGCCTTGTTTTCTACAATATTCTTGTTTAATTAAATTTTTTTCATAATGTTTATTTAACCATCTACTTGATTTGATTTCTATTATAAGATTTAATTTTTCATAATAAAAATCAGAATAATATGTATGTTCTTCATTTTCATACATATATTTTATTGATGGTCCTCTTTCTATACCAATATTTATATAATTATCTAAAAAGTCTTTTTCATATGTACCTTGGTAATATAAATCAGTTTCTTTATATGTTAACACTTTAAAACCGTTTGATAACATTTTTTTATAAAAAATATCTAATTGTGATGGGTAATTGACACCATATTTTTCAAATATTATATTTTTGAATTTTTGATAAATGATATCATTTTTCATTGGATTATCAACACCATATTTATCTAAACAAGTTTCTTTATATTTTTCTCTATTATTATAATTTTCATCATTGTGATTATTGATTTTCGATTGTTTTATTTTATTTTTTATAATATCCAATTGTATAGGAAATTCTGTATCATATTTATCTAAACACGTTTTTCTTGTTTTCTTGTATATTTCTATATTTTGCATTGGGAATTCAACACCATATCGTTCTATATTCGTATCTTTATTCTTTGTTTTATATTCTTCTGTTTGTGTATAGTATTCAACACCAAATCTTTCTATATTTGTTTCTTTTGTTTTATTTTTTACATTTTTGTTTTGTGATGCATATTCTGTACCATATTTTATAATATTAGTTTGTTTTAATTTATCTAATATGTCTTTTGATTGCAAAGCAAAATCTACACCATAATTAGTATTCATTGTTTTAATCATTTTATTAGTACAACATTTTTTACAACTATAATAATCATAATTGTTAATATTTCTCAAATACGAAAAATAATTAATTGATTGTTCTATACCACACAAATCACACTTGACTAATATATTTGTTTTTGATGTTGATGGTAATTCATTAACATTTATATCTATAATATCACCAGATATAATATCTGGATAAAACTGTTTATAATAAGTTACATTCTTATTTGTTGTTTTTATTTGTAAAGTCTTTGTTATTAATCCCATGTCACAATCTATTGTTTTTATTATATATTAAAATTACAATATCACAATCTATCTATTTCATTTTTTATATAAAGTTTAACTTTTTTGCACAAAAAAAGAGTGTATTAAAAAATACACTCTTTTCATTATTAAGTTGGGTTATATTATATAAGAACACCATTTGTATCAGTAACTGTAATAGCCATGAATTGTTTGTGTGGGAAAAATCCTATGTCAGTAATAGCATATCTTGATCTAATCATCATTCTTGGAGCCCAAGTTGCTTCTGAAATCAACGATATTGATTGTGCCATTAAATAAGGTACGAATATTAAACCTGGTTGTTCAACAGTATTTTTTCTTCCTAAGAAGATTCTGTTATCATCCCATTTCATATATGGATCAACATATATTGCAATGTTACCAATGTTACCCATTGGGTAAAGTTGACCATTTGTGTTTAATTTACCAGCATTTACAGGATTAATTGTGTAACCAGCAACATCTTGTAATACAGATGCGATATTACCGTTTGTAACGATATATTGAGCTGGACCAACTCTACCATCAGTAGCGATGAAGTTAGAAGCATTGTTGATTTTCGCAACAAGTTTTCTTTGTATAGAGTGATATGTTTCACCACCTGGAGCAGCACCACCTAATGCAGTATATGCATCAACGTTAAAGTCGAATTTAGATACACCACCTGTTTTAGGAGTTGTTGGAGATATTCTGTTTTCTTCAGCAAGTGTTGTTATTTTAGCAACGATTTGTTTAGATATAGTTTGTGTTAATTCATTAATTAAAACTGATTCTAATTTTTGAACGATATCCATACCTGTTGAAGCTTTAATATCTTCGATTTGTGTTCTTTTAAGAGCAGATGTGATTTCGATATCACCAACGATTACTGATTTAGTGAATACATCTGGTCCAATTACACCTGGATAAGTTTTTTCATCAACTTCTCTTCTCATAGGTTGAGAAATATTCCAACCAGCTACGAAACCTGGTAAGTGATCTTCCATTGTTGATACTAATTCGATTGAACATGATGTTAATTCTGTGAATGTTCCAGCACTTGCTACAACTAATGCACTAATACCTGATAAGTTAAGAGCGTCAGCTACTGAACCTGTTGTTCCGAATGTGTTTTTTGTTTGGTCAAATGTCCAGTTTCCAGCAGCTGCATTATTAGCTTGTCTGAATGCTCTAAACATTGGGTAACCATCAACTCTTGAAAAACCTAAGAATTCAAGAACACCTTGTTTGTTTGTAGGAATTGCTTGTGTAGTTCCTGTTGGTAATGTACCACCAGCAATAGCAACGAACATTTGTTTATTATAACCACCAACTACTTCAGTTGCACCAACTACTGTTGCTTCTGCTTTTAACGCTGTGATTACTGCTGCGATATTAGCATCATTAACTTTGAATACTAATGGTCTTTCATCTTGGTCATTTGATTGATCGTTATTATCATATTTGAAGTCTACGAATAATAATTCAATTCTTGGTGAAGAAGATGGTTTAACAGCTACTAAATCTAAACCTATTGTTTGAGCAGCAATTTTCATTGATACTGGTAATAAGTTTTGAGCTATGTCACCTGAACCTGGTGTTGATGAACCAGCACCCCAAAGTTGTCCTGGAGCTTGACTAGCACCATTTGCTGGAGCTTGAATAGCACCCATACCATTAAGGTTACCTAATGTTGAATACGCAACATTTTCGTTTAATTGATGCATTTCAGCATACTCTGCCATCCATTCTTTTTTAGTTGAATCTACGATTCCTAAATTTTCAAGTACTGGTGACCATTTTTTGTTAGCTTTCGCTTTGTCTACGATAAAATTCATTTTATTTAATTATTTTTTTTTATTTCAATTATATATTAATATATAATATCGATTTTTTTCCATTTTTAAATGGTATTACCATTTATAGGTTTTTAATTTTTGATATGAATGAGTCAATATAATCATCTGATAATGAATCATTATCAAATTTCTTGTTTTCATTCAATATTTGTTTTGTTTCTTTTAAAGATAAATACTTTTCAAGATTTCTACTTTCCCAAAATGCTTCAATTTGCTTAGCTGTACTTAAGTTTGGATACAACTTAGATTGACTAATTACACTTGTTCTATATTTTTCATCAATTGATTCCCATAAAGGTTTCAATGAAGAAGGCATATTTTCAAGTAAAATGTCATCATCTGATTTCACTTCAGAAAGAGTTTTGTTGATAGAATATAACAATTGTGATTCAGAATAAATTTGTTCATTGCTTTCGTTTATTGCAAAAATTACTTTTTCTCTGTCTTCAGCTGATAATCCGTACCAAGCTTGTTTATTTTTTTCCGTTAGGAATTGTATAAAGTTTGGTGTATTTGTCTCAGATGCTTTTCGTTTTTTAGTTTCTGTTATCAAATTACCTACTAAATTTTTAAGTGTTCCTTCATTACCATCGAATGAAATTTTTGTTACTCTACTTTCAGATACTTGAACTTGTTCTCCTGTACCATCTAATGATAAAGTAATAATATTATTTTCAGGACTATAAGCTAAAACAGTTGCTGTTGATGTTTTATCTAATGTTACTGTCGAACCTTGTACGAAACCACCTTGTTGTAAAGGTTGTCCTTCAATTGATGATTGAACATCACCTTGAATACCTTGTCCTGGTATTGGTTGTTGTATTTGAACTGGTTGTCCTTGTTGTATTGGTTGTCCTTGTATTGGTTGTGTTTGTATTTGTATATCTGAACCTACTTGAGCTTGAACATCTACATCTGAACCTGCTTGAGCTTGAACATCTAATTCTGAACCTGTTTGAGCTTGAACATCTAATTCTTGTCCAGCATTTACTTGAACTTGAACATCATCATCATCATCTTCATCATCGTCATCATCATCGTCATCATCTTCATCATAATATTTTTGAACATCAACGTCTTTCATATCAGGAAACTGAACTTGTGTATCTTGACCAAATTCTTCATTCAATTTT